AAACCTTAGTACTTAATCAATGGAACCATGTTCGTTTTGAGCACGTAGGTACGGCGCAGCGTTGGATTATAAATGGCATAAATGCTGGTGGCGGATTTGTTGGTCAAGGTACTTTGGTTAATAGTGGTACTGATGTTATTATTGGTGATTATATTGACACATCAAATAATGCAGCAAATGGCGACCGCAGCTTTATTGGATATTTAGATAACCTTAGTATTGATGCAATTACTCAATTTACTGTTGGCGATATTGATTTGCCAAACACTGCAATTAGCGGATCGTTTATTACAGAAAATTGGGATAAAGTAAACGCAACTGCGACTGCAAATGTTGTGAATGGAAAAATTGCTTCAATTGATATTGACAACGCTGGAGAAAATTATACAAGCGCTCCGACAGTTACAATCACAACACCAAATGCCGATCGTTCAGATTTCCAAGCAACGGCGACTGCAACAGTAACAGATGGTGCAGTATCAGCAATTACTGTAACCGATGCAGGACAATTTTATAACAGCGCAAACGTAACAATTGATTCTCCGATTTCAAATACGGCAACTGCAAATGTTCAGGTGGATTCGCACGGTGATATTACTGGCATTACTGTAATAAACGCAGGTAAAGGATACCGTGAAGCACCGGTCGTAACAATTGCACAGCCTTCCGGCGATTCAATACCATATACACAGATTGAGTTTGATGATAACTGGGGAGTCATTACGACGATCGTTGAAGAGGAATAGATTATGTCAAAAGACAATGATAAGATTTCTAAAGCATTAGGAATCAGACCTTTAAAAGAAATAAAGGATGAAATAACTCCGGTTGAGCCTGAGCGTTATGATGACCAATTACCAGCAGAAGCAAGCCAAGGCGAACTCATTGTCCCTGAAGATAATGAGCACGAAGAAGATCTTGAACTTGCTCGCCAAAATGTTCAAAACATTATTGAAATGGGTGATGACGCAGTGCGTGAAATGATTGAAATCGCAAAGCAATCAGAATCACCACGCGCATTTGAAGTTGTTTCCACTTTAATGAAAACTCTTCTTGATGCAAACAAAGATTATGTTGATATATCTTCTAAGAAAAAATTTGAAAGAACAGATAGTCCTTCAAGACAAACAAACGTTACTAATAATAACTTAATTGTTTCAACTGCCGACCTTTTAAAGATGATGAAAGGCGAAGACAATGGATAAAGGTTACTTAGGTAACGTAAACCTTAAAAGAATCGGCGAGCAAATAGAATGGACTCCAGAACTTTTAAAGGAGTACCTTAAGTGTTCACAAGATCCTGTTTATTTTGCTAAAGAATACATTAAAATTGTTGATGTTGATAAAGGTCTTGTACCGTTTCAAATGTATCCATATCAGGAAGAAATTACCGAAAAAATTACAAACAATCGCCGTGTTGCCGTATTGACTGCTCGTCAGTCTGGTAAAACAACTACAGCTATGGCGGTCATTCTTCATTACATATTATTTAATGAATTTAAAACAGTTGCCATTCTTGCAAACAAAGGAGATGCTGCCCGAGAAGTATTAAGTAGAATTCAGCTTGCATATGAAGCATTGCCAAAATGGATGCAGCAAGGTGTAGAAGAATGGAATAAAGGTTCAATTGTTATTGAGAACGGATGCAAAATTTACGCAGGCACCACTTCTAGTTCGGCCATTCGTGGTAAATCAATTTCATTTCTATATCTTGATGAGGTTGCATTCATCGAAGGCTATGATGAATTTTTTGCATCGGTTTATCCAACGATTTCATCTGGCGAATCTACAAAGCTTCTAATGACTTCTACACCAAACGGTTTGAACCACTTTTGGAAAACCTGTAAAGGCGCTGAAGAAGAAACAAATGGTTATGAATTTGTCAAAGTAATGTGGAATGATGTTCCTGGGCGCGACGAAAAGTGGAGAACAGAAACACTTGCTGCATTGGATTATGACGAACAAAAATTTGCACAAGAATATGCATGTGAATTTTTAGGTAGTTCAGGTACTCTGATTGACGGTTCTAAACTTAAAAATTTAGCATACGATACTCCAGTAGAAGATAAGCAAGGAATTACCCAATATCGTAGACCTGAAAAGGACCACGTATATGCAATGACTTGTGATGTATCGAGAGGTAAAGGTTTAGATTATTCAACTTTTAACGTTATTGATATTTCAGTTATGCCATACCAACAAGTTTGCGTCTTTAGAGACAATACAATTGGCCCAGTTGATTTCGCTAGCATTATATATAGATTAGGGAACATGTATAACGAAGCTTCTGTTCTTATTGAAATCAACGATATAGGAGAACAAGTTTCAGACACATTACTTATGGATTATGGATACGAAAACATGCTTTATACCGCCAACGCAGGCCGTGGTGGAAAACAAGTCGGTGGAGGTATTGGCGGTAGAAGGTTAGATAATGGCATAAGAACAACAAAGTCAGTCAAAGCAATTGGCTGTTCTATGCTGAAAACTCTAGTTGAGCAAGATCAATTAATTTTAAGAGATTATAATACGATTCAAGAATTGGCCAGATTTTCCAAAAAAGGAAATTCATATGAGGCAGAGTCTGGATCGCACGATGATTTAGTTATGAATCTGGTGTTATTTGCTTGGTTAACAGATCAAGCGTATTTTAAAGAAATGACAGATATTAACACATTAATGAAACTTAGAGAAAAAACCGAAGAGCAAATGGATGAAGACTTGATGCCATTCGGCTTTATCGATGATGGAAGTGACGACGTTTATGATGATGGAATAAGGCTGTAAGTAAATTCAAATTTTTATAAATACTATCAGTCATAAAAAGAATTTAACAAACGCGTTTAATTATACATAAAGGAGAAAAATATGGCTTTTTCCGTAAGTCCTTCAGTCATTGTTCGTGAAGTGGACGCATCGGCAACAGTACCAGCCATCGCGACACCTCCTGCAGCAATTGCAGGTATTTTCAGATGGGGACCTGTAAACGATCCTATCCTTATCACTTCGGAGACACAATTAATCAATCGTTTTGGCAAGCCAACAGACGAAAATTTTGAAACATTTTTCACTGCAGCAGATTACTTAGCATATGCAAATGCATTATATGTAGTCCGTGCAGACGATGATTCAGAAGTTGCTAACGCTGATACGATTGTAAGAGATGGAAATAACGATATCATCGTTGCTTCATCTACTTTTGGTGGTTTTAAAGCAAAATACCAAGGTGAATTAGGTAATTCATTGGAAGTAGCTTATTGCTCGTCAACAGGATATGAAACTGAATTGTTTGGGGTTGGCGACATTCCAACTCTTGAGCAAGACGATGCAACAGATCAACAATTTACATTTAACAGCTCATCACTAAATTTTGAAGTTTCAAATACTGCTCAAATGACAGATCTTGAAACTGGAGACATCCTTAAAGTCGGTAATGATTCAGTCGGTTATCAAGAAATCACTGTAACTGGTGTTGCTGAAACAGAAATTAACAAAACATATGGTACAGGTAACAATGCAGTAACTGTTGTAGATGGCTACGATTATGTTGTCAGTTTAGGAACTAAATTTACTTTAGCTGAAACCGACCCAAATCTAATGTCATTTACAAAACGTTGGAAGCACGCTGGATTGTTTGCAGGAAAACCAGCTGCGAATCATATTCATATTGTTGTAGTTGATGAAGATGGCGAAGTTACTGGCGAAGCAGATACAATTATTGAAACATATGAAAATCTTTCAACAACTGCAGGCGCAACAAGAGCAGATGGTTCAAACAAATACTACAAAACGGTAGTTGAAAATTCTTCTGCTTGGATTGAAGCAACAAGTCACGGGGCAAATGATCCTATTGGCACTGCTGCTGGCGCTTTGGCTCAATACGAATCTTTATCAGGTGGTACTGATGCAAGAACCGAAAGTACTGCGACGTTGGCGCAACTCGGTTTTGCATGGGATGAGCTGAAAAACACAAACGAAATCGACATTAACTTTGTCTTGCTAGGTAAAGGCGACGATGCAGGTAACCGTGCAAACTACGTTATCTCAAACGTTGTAGATTATCGTAAAGATTGTGTTGCTTATATTTCACCATCTAAGGAAGCGGTTGTTGATGCAACAGCAACAGGCACAAAACTAACAAATGCAATTGCGCATCGTAACAAATTGCAAAGCACATCGTATGCATTCATGGATAGCGGTTACAAATATCGCTACGATAAGTATAACGACAAATATCGTTGGACACCATTAAACGGTGACATGGCAGGCCTTGCTTCTCGTGTAGAAGTATGGGAATCTCCTGCAGGTTTCCGTAAAGGTATCATTAAGAATGTTGTTAAGCTTGCATTTAATCCAAACAAAGCGCAAAGAGATCAACTATATAGCTCAGACATTAACCCAGTTATGTCTCAGGTTGGTCAAGGTATTATGCTGTTTGGCGATAAAACAATGCTCGGCACTCAGTCGGCGTTCGATCGTTTGAACGTTCGTAGATTGTTCATTGCGGTTGAAAAAGCAATTGCTACAGCGGCGCAAGGATTCCTCTTTGAGCTTAATGACGAGTTTACACAAACGCAATTCAAAAATATCGTTGATCCATTCTTGAGAGATGTTCAAGGACGTCGCGGTATTATTGACTTCAGAGTCGTATCTGATGCAACTGTGAATACTCCTACTGTCATCGACCAAAATAAATTCCGTGCAAACATCTTCATCCAACCTGCTCGTTCTATTAACGTTATCGAACTTACATTCGTGGCTACAAGAACAGGCATTGAGTTTGACGAAATTGTTGGTTCAATTAGCTAATAAATAATACTAAAGAGGAGATTAAAACATGGCATTTAATATCAATCAGTTCAAATCAGAACTCGTTGGTGGTGGTGCTCGTCCCTCACTCTTCCAAGTACAGATCACCAACCCAATTGATGGTGGTGCGGACGTAAAGGTCCCATTCATGGTCAGATCGGCTGGTATTCCTGCATCAACGTTGGGGAGCTATGAGCTCCCTTACTTTGGTCGTACTGTTAAATATGCTGGCGACAGAGTATTTGAAGATTGGGCAGTCACAGTTATCAACGACGAAGATTTTGCAATTCGTAACGCAATGGAAGCATGGATGAACGCGATTAACTCGCATGATTCAAACACGCGTGCATTGCCACAAGACTATAAATCTAACGCTCTTATCACACAGTTCAGCAAAGATGGTTCTCCATTACGTACATACGTATTTGAAGGATTATTCCCAATTGCCGTTGACGGTATTGGAATGGACTGGGATGCAAGAGATCAGATTGAAGAATACGGTGTAACATTCCAGTACGATATGTGGAGAGTTGAAGGTAACACTGGTATTCCAACTACTTAATTTATATAATGGAGAAATGATAACGTGGCTAAGATCTTTGGCTTTGAAATAACAAGAGCAAGCGAAGAGACCGAAAATAAACCGGTCTCTTTCGTTGAACCGAACAATGAAGACGGCGCAATTTCTGTCTCAAGTGGTGCTCTAGGTGGTTTTTATGGAACGAGTCTTGATATGGAAGGCTCGGCAAAGTCCGAGTCTGAACTTGTTACTAAATACCGTGGAATGTCTATGCACCCTGAAATTGCGCAGGCAATTGACGAGGTTGTTAACGAAGCAGTTAATGTTGACACCGACGATAACATTGTTGAAGTTGTTTTAGAAGATACAGATCTTCCGTCAAAAGTTCAAGATAAAGTGCGTGAAGAATTTCAAAATGTTTTAGATCTTTTAGACTTCCGTAATACTGCTTACGATACGTTTTCAAAGTTTTATGTTGATGGCCGTTTAAATTTTCACGTTATGATTGATAACGACAATGTAAAAGATGGCATCAAAGAATTAAGATATATTGATCCACGCAAGATCAAGCTTGTCCGAGAAATGGACAAAAAAGATAAAGACCCGCATTCAGGGATGCCAATTAAAAAAATTAAAAATGAATACTACGTGTATTCAGAAAATGGATTTACATCAGCTGGCGGAATTGCAGGTACGAATACAACAGGATATAAGATATCTAAAGATTCAGTTGTCCGTATTACATCAGGGCAAATGAATGAAAACAATTCTTTAGTACTTTCTCATATTCATCCGGCAATTAAGCCTCTTAATCAGTTGCGTATGTTAGAAGATGCAACGGTTATCTATACATTGACAAGAGCGCCTGAACGTCGTATCTTTTATATTGATGTAGGCAATTTGCCAAAATCAAAGGCTGAGCAATATCTCCGTGATATGATGACTCGCCATAAAAATAAGTTACAATATAATGCATCAACTGGTGAAATTTCTGATGCTCGTAAAATGATGACAATGACAGAAGACTTTTGGTTCCCTCGTCGTGGCGGCGAGCGTTCAACTGAAGTTGACGTCATGGCAGGTGGTTCTGCACAGGCATTGAGTTCTGACGAAAACATGCAATATTTTCAACGTAAGTTATATAAGTCGTTGAAAGTTCCGCTATCTCGTCTTGAACCGGAGACAATGTACTCGTTTGGCCGAGTATCTGAAATCACACGTGATGAAATGAAGTTTGCAAAATTTGTTCGTCGTATGCGCGCTCGCTTTGCATGGTTATTTACAAATATTCTTGAAAAGCAATTAATTCTTAAAGGTATTATGACACCTGAAGAATATAACTTAATTAAGAATAAGATTCGTTTTGATTTTGTAAAAGACAATTACTTTGAAGAATTGAAGCAAGCTGAAATAACCCGTGAGCGTATGAATACTCTTCGTGACGTTGAAGAACACGTCGGTGTTTATTATTCAAGAAAATGGGTAATCCAAAACATTCTGCAAATGACAGAAGAAGAAATGGAAGAAATGCAAAAGCAGATGGAACAAGAAAAAGATCAGTATCCAGATCCTGAAGAGCAACAAGATTAAATTTATAAATACATATAGAAAAAATATTTAGGAGATTTCAAATGGCGAAGTCATTCAGAAAATTGGTTTCAGAAGTTGCTCAGCCAAAATCGAGCGAAGAAAGAAACTTCAAAAATCAGCATTTAATTAATAAAATTGATGCTCAGCCTTCAGGACAGGAACATATTTTCAAAGGCACCGTTGAAGATAATAGCCGTCGTGCAGATAATAAAAACGGTAAAGATCGTCAAGAATATGATAAAGCATATGACATGGTAAACGTTGACGGGCAAATCGTTGATATGGACGGGGTAAACGAAGATAAAGCTTCTCCCGACGAATCTTCAATGGCGAAAAGACAATGCGAGTTTATCGAATACGTTGCTAGAGAAATTTGTGACCACCTAGAATCAAACAAAGATTTTCCAGAATGGATGCAAAATAAATTAAGCGCTTTACACCAGTCAGCCAAAGATTATCACTCTTATTTAGGCGACCACGGTGTAAACGAAGAAACTGAAGCCGGCGCAACAAAGGCAAAATATCGTAGAGATAACGAAAAAAAGGCGCCAAAACTGATGGGAAAGCAAGGCGCTGAGCCTGGGAATAAGGCAGGAAAAAGACCTTTAGATAATACCCAGCAAGAAGCTTATAAGGCGCCAACTGCAGCTGAAATCAAAAAAGATAAAGAGCGTGAAAACGCCGGCAAGAAACGCCCTTCAATGGATTACAAGTCGTTAAAGAAAAAAGTTTACGGCGGTATGATGGGTGGACTTAAAGAACAAACTATGACTGTTAACATTGACCATACAGGTGATCACGATCCAATGGCCAAAAAGCATGGCATTACTTTGAAAAAAGCTGGAAGAACTCCTTATGATCACAATGCAACGGGTTCTAAAAAAGATCTTCAAAAATACTTGGCTCATCACTACGATGATCATGAAGAAGCAAGAGCGATTCATCCTGAAGTTTATAAAGAATCAGTAGAGCAAATCGACGAAAGTGACAACCAAACAGTTTTAACAAGAGGGGAACCTAATCCTTTCATGTCTAAGCAGTACAACGATCGTGCCGCAAAAATGTTCGACCAACGTCATACTACTAAAGGAACAATGACTAAGCTTAAAAAAGGTATGTCCGATCATGAAAAGAAACACATGAAAGGTGCATATTTTGACGATCATCATATTGTACATAGAGCTACTAGTAAAACTATGTCAAAGGTTATAGATCATAAGAATGATAGATCTAAAACATTTGGCGAAGTACGTAAAGAAATTCAAGCTCATATTGCAAAACATCACCCAGAGAGCCGTAACGAATCAGTAGAATTGGATGAAAGCCCGTTTGGCGATCGTTTTAATATGAAAGGCCGCACAAAAGACGCCAGCATGCATCATGCCAAGGCAATAAGCTATCATGATAAGGAAGCAACCAATCATGATAAGCACGCAGAAAGAATGGCAAAAGGCAGCAAGACTGCGCACGTAGATCACCACGAAACTCAAGCCTATCTTCATAACTCAGCTTCAGAAGCTCATAAAGAAGCAAAAGCAGCACTAAAAAAACATGGTGTCGACCACCATGAATATCAAGCAGCTGCAGATCATGCAACATCGGCTAGC